CCGCACGGGCGTACTGTTCATTGGTCAGTCCGAGCCGCTTGGCGATACTCACTTGTGATTGCGTCAGCACGATCTTTTTGGGCGCGGTGCTACGCGTAGCGGGGGATACGACAGACTTCCGGGTCTTTCCAGAGGAAAACGCTTCTGGAAAACGATTACGAATGCGGGTGTTGATCGCGTCGTAATACCCATCACTGTTCGTGTCTACCCCCGAACTCACAAGTTGCTTGTGTACTGCCAACGCAACCGCCGTCATTTCCTCGTTCTCTCCAAACCACGGATTGGCTTGCTGCCACGCACGGGCTTTTTGATCAACTTGGGGCGGCGACTGAGTTGCCGGAGGGGTTTGTACCGCACTTTCTTCGCGCTGTAAAGAACCTTCCCCGCTTTTCAGTTTGTCTTCTTCAATTTTTGCTGCGGCAAGTGCATCCTGCGCTACAATCAGAAGTCCAGAATCCCCCGTCTCATACGCTTGTTGGAGCTTGCGTTTGGCGTCTGCCAACTCAGCATCGACAACTTTCTTGCGCTCCGTAGCCTTGAGTCGCTTATTCTCCTCGGCCAATACTACCGCTGCGCGTAGCGCTTCTTCGCGTTCGCGCAACGCGGTTTCCTTGGCTCGACGCTCATCGTGGTATCCCTTGGAGAAGTGCTGGATGCGCTTCTTGACGCTGTCACTGTATTGCGACAACTCCTCATCCGTGACTTCCGCAGGGGGGTCCTTCATCGGAGTACGGCCCCGGTCTACCTCGGGGGTATCGTCTACAACCTCAATTTCGGTTTCGCCTTCAACTTCAACCTGAATCTCTTCCGGCTTTTCGTCGGGGAACCGAAACCGGTCCTCGTGTTCATGGTTTTGCATAAGTTACTCCTTTGCGTCTTGGGGGACGAGTTCTTTGAGCATTCGCACCTTGGACTCAAGGTATTGAACATACCGGCCTTGATCAACGGAACGAGACTTCAAAGTTCGCTCCATGTTTTCAAAACGAGACGCCAACTGCTGCAACGTATGTTTCATCGCAGTCAATTCATACCAAGCAAAATCGTCGGTTATGCCATAGGTGTAGTACTCATCGTTATCCACGCTTGATCCCCCTCGGATCCTGCACAACCGCCTCGACGCTGTCGTCGTTGATGATGCGGAACTCTTGGCCGTGGATCTTCAGCCGCGTACCCGTGTTGGGGCGAACAAGGACAAAGTCACCGACTTTGCATGAAGGCCCACTGGGAAAGCGCAGTGGATCTTTGTAGCAGTCTGGCCCCATCTTTGCCACGAACAGCACCGGGCTCATTACCTCTTCAAAGTGCATGGTCTGACCCGCCTTGGCAAGTCCGCTCTCATATTCTTCTTCTGCTTTTGGAAGTACGCACAGCAGGTGGTAAGTCACCGGATCAGGCACCTGTCGGGCCTTTTCTTCGTCGGTCTGCGGCAACACGGTTGTGTTTTGGCCATCGCTCAGGAGTAGTTCACTCATCGTCATTTTGCTCCATAGTTCGCACGAGGTCGGTGATAAAGGAATGTGCTAGAGAAAGACCCCGGATTTCTCCACACATTGACTTGTACTCGGGGAAATCTTTTGACGCACCCGAGATGAGAACCTGCGCGAGTGCATCGCGCCGTTCCTCGATTTCTTTCAATACCACGGAAAACGCAGTGGTAGCCATGACTCGTCCTTACTGTTTGGGTTGGGGTTTGGGCTGCGCAGCGCGTTGTGCAGCCTGCTGCGCTTGCTGCTGCATGCGCATCTGACTTGTTTGGGTCTGTTGCCTGACCTTCTGCTGGTGAAGCTGCTCTTTGTGCTGCATGTCCTGCTGCGCCATAGCCGCCTTCAGGCGGGGGTCCTCCCCCTGCTTCCTCTGGGCATCAAGCGCCAACCGAGCCTGTTCAATCTGCAACTTGCCTTGAGCGATCTGGAAGTCACGCTGGCTGTCAGCCTCCTTGCGCCGCAGCTCCTCGGCCTTCAACTGCAGCTCGGCCTGCTTCATCTGTACTTCAGGGTTCTGGGCCATCTGCTGCGCTTGCTGTGCCTGGGCCTTCTGCATGTTGCTCTGCAGCAACTGCTGCGAGGCTTGCGCCACGAGACGGCTCAACTGGACTTCCGTGTTCTCATCCAAGTCAGCATCGGGTGCAGTCAACGGCACGCCCAACTGCTCTTCCACCTGAGCCCTGTAGCTGAACGCCAAGTGCTGCGAAATGTGGGCCATGATCGCTCCCATCATCTGCTGCGCCATCGGACTCTGCCCAAGCATCTGCATGATCATGGGGTCCTTCATCAGGGCCATGTGTGTCGCAATGTGGGCTTCGTGGTCTTGGTAGATGAACGCCTTGGTCGGCTTGCCCGTCAAGAACGCCATGTTCTCGGAAATAGGATCTTTTGGCGTCTGGTCATCTTCGATAGGCACCAGCTTGGCCGCGTTCTTGATCCCCAAAACCTCAAGCATCTGCCGGTGAAGCTGGGGCATGTCGTAGATCTGTGGAGCGCCTTGAGCCAACTGCAGTGCAGCTTGGTACTGCATGATCCGCTGCGCCATAGTGGCTGCGTTCGGATCGCTGACCGGGATGATCTCCACTTGGTCGTAGTCAGACTGCTTGACCGACCGATCACCGCCTTCTGGGGTGTAGGAATAGTCCGGTGGCAGGAAGTCACGGATAACCTTCTTCAGGAGCTTGAACTCCATCTTCAGGCTGTCATGCACCCGGGCCTGTACTGCACCCATGATCTTGAGTTGCCGCTCAAGGATAGCCAGCGTCGTACCCACCGGAGCCTGGGCAGACATGTCACTGATCTTCAGGTCAGCAATAGCCGCCAGACGCCGCCCATCGTCGGTAAGCTGCTGCAGCAACGCCGCCAGAACCTGACTCGGCTCCTTGTACGGCAGGGCCATGATGTTGTCTTTGACCGTACCGCTGGGGATGTCCACATCTCTGAACTCGCCCGGGGCGATGGGCGTGTCGTCGCCCTTGATTCGCAATCCCCGGCTTTTCAGACCCCCGGGCAGGTTAGATAGCGTACCTGCGTCAACCAACTGACGAAGAATCGACGTGCCCGCACGTGCGTAGCCACCAACCAGATTGATCAGGCCGATGCCGTATGGACCGAACCCAGGCACGTACGTGTACTGAGAGAAGTGTTGGCGCTTGAGCTTGCGAGAATCCGACTCGTCCCAGTTACGTCGAATAGCCAGAACTGTGGATGTGCCCCGGTCGATGGTGACAACGTAAGGGAGCGCGATACCGTCTTCATCCTCATCCCCAGGCATATTCCAGTCAATATGCACCTCAAGGATCTGATACCGGTCGTCGTCGGTCAGGCTGTAGCCCTGCTCCTCGGCTTTCTTCTTCTCCACATCCGTGAAGATCCGCACGGGCTCCCCAAGCTCTACATCACGGTAGAACCCTTCTACCTGCAGCTTCTTGATCTCGTTCTCGGTCTTGCGCATCACGTGGGTTACACGCTCGGCGCTGTAGATGTTTGACGCCCCGTACGGGATGATCATGTCCTCTGCGGGGATGAACGGAGCAGCAGGACGCTCAAGGCTGGGGTCGAAATAGATCTTCTTGAACGCAGACCCCGACAAACCCAGGTTGAACAGCATCCGCTCATGCTCGGACCGGTACTCCACCATCTCTTCTGTGAGACGGAAGTTCATGTCGTCCTGCACGCGTATCGCGGCTTCCTTCTTCTCCTGGGTCTCCTCCCCGATGATCTGCGTCTTGACCGGTCCCTGTGCAGGGAATGTCTCCGTGATCAACTCAGACTGGAATCTGACTGCAGCCTCAGTCAACAGCGGGGAATACGCACCACACGCACCGTTCCACGGCTCCGTGCGCTCCTCATACTTCATCCCCAGGACTTCCAACCCCTTGACGTAGGCTTCAGCCCAGTCCTTGCGCGAGTTGATGTCCGCATCCACCGAGGCAATGATCTCGGACGCCAGGGACTGCATCTCCCCCTCGTCCATGAACTCCGCGAGGTTTGCGTCAAAATCTTCTGCCGTGGGGGTTTCCGGCGTTAATTCGATTTCGACCCCANCAATTCCGATGTTTACGGCTTCAGGGTCCTCGATTTCAATCTCGATGGCGGGCTCGTCCGTCATGAGCATAGGGTCCATCGGGGAGAGTGCGCTGTCAATGTTGGTAGCCATGATCTGTCCTTAGTAGTAAGCAGAACGCCTGCTGCTCTTGAAGTACCGCTGTTCTTCCCGCTCGTCCGTAGGCAAGCGTACAAACCCACCTTGGCGAAACCGCATCAGCGCCATCACCGTGGAGTCCACCAAGTCGTCGTTCGACATGAACGGAAACCCGGCAATCTCCTCCACAACCTCTTCTGCCCACCGGGTCTGTGGCACCCAGCACAGTTTGGACTTGACGATATCGGCTACGGAGTTGAGTCGAGCAAGTTTATCCCCGGAACCCCTGTGCGGGGTGTATTCCTGCACAGGCAACCCACTACGTCTCATCTCCTGATACAGCGCCGTACCACTGGACTTCTTTTCAACGATGAACGANTCCGGNTCCCACTGTTTGTATTCCTCAAGNGCCAGCGCTTTCAATTCTGGAAACTCCAAGCGCTTCTTGATACTGTTGAGCAAGATGATGTTGTGGCAATCTTCTTCCTCGTTGAACCACACACCCCAAGTTGTGAGCGCCGTGAAGTCAGCACGGTTGTGGGATTCCGCTGCCGCGTCCAAGGACATGATGATGTACTCGCACCTGGGCGGGTCTTCCCCTTCCCAAGTGTTCCACCACTCCCGCTTAATAACCGACGCCTCTTCGGCAGTGGGGTTCTGCTGGAACTGTGCATTCCACTGGAACAACGGCATGGACGCCTTGGTCCGCAGCAGCGCGGGCACGTCATAGAACTCGGGCCACAACGCACTCTGTGTGCCGTCCGTACGGTCAAACAACGCCGGGAACTCCACGACCTCATACTGGTCCGCATCGGGGTTCTGCCCCATATCCTTGGTCACCCGACCCGTCAGGTCACTCAAATGCCAACGCGTCTGGATGATGGCAACGCGCCCACCCGGCATGAGGCGAGTACGGGCACCGTACGTAAACCACTCATACGCCTTGTCGAACACCTCAAAGTTACCGTTGATGATGTCCTGTTCGTTATGTGGGTCGTCCACCAGCAACAGATCGGCACCCCGACCAGCCAACGCAGAGCCTACGCCGCAGGCGTAGTATTCACCCCCGACGTTCGTATTCCACCGACCTGCCGACTTGCTGTCTTGCGCAAGGAACACCGTAGGAAACACCTGCTTGTAAGCATCGGTGTCGATGATGTTACGCACCTTGCGCCCGAAGTCCACGGCAAGATCTGACGTGTGCGAGACCATCAGCACCTTCTTGGTAGGGTACTTGCCGATGAACCACGCCGGGAAATAAATCGACACAAGCTGGCTTTTGCCATGCCGAGGCGGGATGTTCACGCACACCCGATCCTTCTTACCCTCGGCAATCGCCATCAGCATGTCAGCCAGTATCCGGTGGTGCTTACCTACCTTGTAATCTGCCTGTATGTGCTTGCAGAACTCAATCAGATCGTCCCGACAACGCTGGGCCTGACGCCTGCCTGACAGGGCTTCTGCAATCTGCAGGATCTCTTCCTGCTCCGAAGAGTCAAACTGCTCGATGTTGGCAACCAACAGATCGATATCGTCGTCTGTCAGGTCATCGAACGTGTCTGCAACGGTCAATTCAGCTCCTCCGGAGCCATCCCAAGCTCCGCATCGAGGTCTACAACCAGCGGAACGTCATCTACAGGGGCAAATTGGGTGGAATTGATGACATTTGCGTCTTCCACGTCGTTTTTCAGGGCCTTGGACCGCAACGCCTGGAGCTTTTCACGCAACGACTGCTTCAAATCGTCCGTAGAACGGTGGGTAACCGTCACTTCCGAGCGTTCCGTGAACAAACCAACGTCAGAAATCTTGCCCAGAAGCTCTAAAGCACGAATACGCACCCTAGGATCAGGGTTTGACGCCTCTTGGAGCAGCTTGTTAGTAACAAACGTCCGAATCTGGACCGCATTACGCACCACCACATGACTGAACTCCTGCAACGCATCCTCCAACTGCAGGATTGCAGCGGGGCGCATGGCCGAAAACTTTGCCGGAGTCATGGCTTTGTTGGTGGCCTCCTCGTCCTTGGCNTACGAAGTCAGTAGGTTTTCAACAACNGCGTCGTCTTGGGGGTCATGCACAAGGGTTTCAGGGTCCAAACCATTCTCCAGAAGCACGTGGATGGTCTTACATGCAGCAGCAGCCCGTTCACGCAACGTCGCGTGGGGCATATCCTCAGGGGGAACGATAACCCCGAGGTCTGGAGTAATAACTAGCTCAGGAGCACTAGGCATAGATGTTCGCAACTTGGTATGGAACCAAGCGTGATGCGGAACATACCACAAAAATTGCAAAACACAAGGAGGTTGGGACTCCTACCGGGGGGTGTTTCTATATAGACGGGGGTGGGTACCTACANAGCCAAACGTAAAAANTGGGCATTGCGGGCGCGGAATAGTAGCACCTAGCGGCGCGATGGAACCAAACGTCATTTTGGGGGGTGCCACCCCGGTGGGTCAATTGCCCGTAGCCTGTTACGATCAATCCCTGCCATCCCTTGCCATAACATATCAGGGCGCTATAGTTCGTCTCATGGCATCGCTGACCACGACGCCACGTACACGGGTTACCCGGTGCAACATGGTCGATTGATTGAAAGGATCAATCATGG